TCTTTGGCCTTGTCGGCCATTTCCTGAGCGGTCGGTTCAACCTTTTGGGGTTCCTTCGCCTCGCTCAAGGCATCAGGGGCGGCTGCGTAAGCAACTGCAGGAGCGGCGTCTACCATGCGCACCGCAGCTCGGCTGGCAAGGTTGCTTTTTTCGGCGGCCAACACGGCGTCAGCAGCTTCTGGGCCAGTAGTCTTGCCATCAGCAGCCAGGCGATCGATCAGGGCCTCATGGCCTGGCAGCGACCGGGCACGAACAGCAGCAATCCGCTGCCGCTCAGACTCGGCGCCTTCGGCCTTGAGTGAAGCAACGACCTCAGGGTTGGCCGCCAGCCATTCGGCTGTGGTTTGGGCAGTGAGCTGGTTTTCATCCATGGCAGATTGGGCGGGGGATCGGAGAACGGGAGCAGAGCGCCTGCCAGAGGAAGCGCCAGGGGTTGCGGTGAGCTGAGCTATCAGCATGTCCAGGCTACTGATTTGGTCCGCGAGGCCCGCATCAATCGCCTGTTGGCCAATGAACATTCGCCCATCGGCCATGTCACTGAGCACCTTGTCAACCGATACCCCACGGTCGACGGCCTGATCATTGACAAACAGCGAATACAGATAGTCTACTTGATCCTGAATCATTTGTTCGCCAGTCTCCGTCAGCGGGCCATACTGCGACGCAGCCCGCTTGAACTTGCCGGCCACGATCTCGGTGGTCTTCACTCCCAGCGCTTGCTCTCGCTGGCTTATGTCTTGGTGCGTTGCAACAACACCAATCGATCCAACCTGAGCAGTTCCAGAGGCAAGCACCACCAATCCCGTAGCGGAGCCAATCCAAACCCCGGCGCTGGCCATCAAGTCTTGAACCATGGTTGCCATGGGCTTTGTGCCCCGCGCAGCTCGCACAGCTGCGGCGGCCGACTGCGTTCCCGCTACGGTCCCCCCTGGGGTGTCGGCCAGCAGGATGATCGCCTTGACGGTGGGGTCTGCTGCTGCTGTCTGAACATCACGGGCAAACAGCTCGGTGCTGGTGCCGCCTGACATGTTGGTCATCAGGTTCATACGCTGCGCCAGTACGCCATGCAGCGGGATCAATGCCGCGCCGTTGCGCACCTCGTAGCCCTGTTGCTGATCAGCCCCCAGGGGGCGCCCGATCCTGGCCTCAATCGCTGCGATGTCCAGCTCTTCGCCACGGCTGCGGGCGGCATAGATTGCCTGGATCTCCTCCAGTCGATTGGGCAGGATCGCCCATGGTGCATTTAGGACATCGAGAACCGTCATGGGCTAATTCTAGTCGGTGGTTTCGTTGGGGTCAGGGGGCGGCACAGCGATGGCAGCAGGAGTGCCAGCAGGGGGCTCCTCCAGGCCATCTCGGAATCGAGCCGCCATTTCCTTGGCGCTTTGCCGGTGCTTGGTTTCCCAGTCACCACCGTCGTAAGCAACCACCTCATCGGCGTGGGTGGTCAGGCCAATTTCCATGCGCTTCCCTGCCGCCATGGCTTCTTTCAGTGGATCAAGGGCCCCAGGGCCATCGCCACACCAGCTCGTCTGGCTCCAGGCGTACCGGATGAACGGGTCAGCAAAGAACCCTGGCGCCTGGATGATGCCCAGGGCCACGGCATCTGCCAGCCACTCCTCATAGATGGGCTGGCAAATATCCTGAGCCAGCCACGCTCGCTTGATCTGCCAGGTTCGCCACGCATCCATCAGAGCCGCACGGCTGGCGGAATAGCTGGCGTTGAAGGCCTTAGATAGCACCTCTTTGGGGATCCCCAGGCCAATGCTGCAGATGTTGAGCATCGCCCCAAAGAACGGGTCGAAATTGGGGTTTGGCCGTCCTGGTGTTGGGCTGATGATGCTCTCGCCGGGCATCAAGTTGACGGCTCGGCCGCTTTCGATCGTCCCGTCCCAATTAGCAGCAGCCAGCATCTTCGCCCGCTCGGCATCGCTGAAAATGCTCTGATCTGCAAATGTCTCCCCGTCCATCTGCAGGAACAACGCCAGCGCTGCGGAGTTCACTGCAGCATCCACCTCTGCGTCGGTGTACCGGGTGAGCTGCTTGATTGTCGCAATGATCGGCGCCAGGATCGGCAGGCCACGGGTCTGGCCCGGCCGCTTCATTTCCTTTAGATGCAGAACGTTGCGGCGGCCGGATTCCTGCCCGGTGTACGGGATGCGCTCCCATGTGTTGGCAGATCGAGCAATGATCCGGCCAGGGTGATGCTTTGCGACCCAAATGGCAACGGGTTCGCCGTCTTCATCGCGCTCAACGCCGTCGATCATGGTGGCCGTATTCATGCGGCCGTTTTCATTCGAGACTCGATCGGCCTCCACGATCTGCACCGTCAGCCGAAACGGCCAACCGTTTCGACCTTTGTCGCCCAGTATTGCAAAAACATCACCGCTCGAATCATGCGACCGCAGCAGTAGTTGCTGTTGCTTGTAGAAGCAAAGCTCCCCGTGCCGATCGGCATACCGTGATTTTGCCCACATCCCAAACCGGCGCTCCGTCAGGCTTTGCCACTCGCTGGCCTGCTGTTCGGTCATGCCCAGTTCCTTGGCATCAATCAAGCTCTGAAGCTTGAGACCGGTTCCGACAATGTGCGAAACCCTGGTCTCGATCGCTCCAGCAGCTACCGGGGCGGTGCGTTCCAGGTCCCGCGAAAATGCCCGCAGGTCCGACAGCTCGTATTCGGCCTGGCCGTCAGCGTCAAGCAGCTGGGGGCGCCAGTTGGAGAATCGAGGCGACCGCGCCATCTGGCTTGCACCGGTCATGCCACCAAATGCCATCATCCCGCCAAAGCCCAGGCGGTCAACCGCAGCCAGCGGCGATGCAGCAGGCATTGCCTGGGGCTTGGGCTTCTTGTCGCGTCGCTTTGCCATCAGAAGTTGGGGCGCAAAGTTCGCCCTCGGCCGCGCCCAATGGCCTGGCCGCTCAAGTCCTTAACCCTGCTGTCCCATATCTTGATCCCTGCCTGAATTTCCGCCAGGTCTGCACGCTTAAGCATTCGATCACCGATCTTTTTTTCCTGGCCACTCAACACCTTGACCTCTGCATCAAGGTAATCATTAAGCCGCGCAGTGGCGATAGCGAGCGTAATTCCTGCCATGGCTAGCATCATACTCAACCAAAGCGCCCGCCAGTGCCGAACCTGGTGGCGGCTGCGCTTACAGCCCCTGCCACCTGCACCCCCAACGCACGCTCCAGCTGGGTCCACATGGTGCCCTTGGCGTAGCGGCGAGAAACCAGCAGCATCGCGGCATAGGCCATCCGGGTGCAGTCTCCCCCTTCGTCACGGGATCCCACCGGGCAGATCCATTTGTACTCGGTGCGGGCCCGCGTCTTCGGCACCCACTTCCAGGGGAACAGCTCGCGCAAGAACTCATCTCGAGACGCGGCGCCGAAGTGCAGGTACCTTGGGCCTGGTTGCTCAACGCGCAACATCGCCTTGAGCATGTTGACGCTGGCCTCATAGCCGGTGGTGTAGACCATCCCGCCGCGTTTGGTCACGCTCTGGTTTTTGCGGTTGACCTCCGTCGGCTTGCCCTTCTGGATGATCGGCAACCCCTTGGTGCCTGACCCCTTCATCGCCACCCATCGACCGGGCCGGGCCTTGCAGAAATCCTCAACCTGCTTGCTGGCCAGGCCGCCATGGTCAATGCCGCCCAGGTTCACCTTCATGGTTCCCCCGCCTTGCCTGGCCCAGGCCTTCTCGCTCATTCGGTCCAGCTGCTCCCAGACCTCCGGCTGCTGGGGATCCCCCTCAATCTCGAAGTGCGCAATGTGCCAGCCTTCTTCGCCAACACCCCAGCCCCAGATTGTGTAAACCAGCCGCTCGCCAAGGCTGCCGCCACCGCCCTGCACATCCACCCCATCGGTCAGCAGCAGGACGCCGATCGGGATGTCCCACTTTTCATCATCCCAGGGATACCCATTCCCAAATCCAATGTTTTTGCGGCGCTCGGCCAGGCCATCGCCGGTAAGTTTGCTGGTAATTGAGTCCTCCCACGGCACCCCTAGGTCTGTGTTATGGAAGGTTTGCATGGGGGCCACGTTGCCCAGCTTCATCTGCTCAAGCGCCGTCCGGTGGCGGCTCACAAGCTCGGGCCACATGGCCGCCCGGTGGTAGCTCATGCCGGGGCCAACCTGCTGTGATCGCCAGATCGGCACACCGTTACGCAGCACCTGCTTGCTGCGATCCAAGCCCAAGGGGCAAGCCCAGCCGGCGGCCCTATCCATCGCCCGAAGGTGCTTGTAATCGATCGGCGTTTTGCAATGCTCGCAACGAATCCGGCCTTCGTCTGGGCCTTCTTTTATGAAATTTTCCCAGCGCAGTTGTTGATAGTGATTGCAATGCGGGCAAGGATAATATCTATATTGCTGATCGCCTTTCTTAAAGGCCTGCTCCATGTAATCATTAGGATAGATCGGCGTGCCACCAATCGTAAAGAATGGATCCCAGATATTACCGGCCCGCTGAAACAGGTTTCCGATCGTGTCGCCTTCGGGACTGTCGTAGGCAGCGGGTTCCTCAAACAGAATCGGGCTGCGCTCAACACGCCGGCCGGACCGTGGCGTTGCAGCGCTTACCAGGTGGATCAATGCGCCGCTAATCAACTGCTTAAAGTCGTAACTGTTTTTTAGCGCTCCCTTTGTCTTTTTATTGTTTAGCTGCCCCTTGAGGCGTGGTATCCCGTGATTATCGTCAAACAACGAATCTATATCTTCTGTGCTGTACTTCTGTACTTCAGAATCCGTAGGCTGAACGACCATCACCTTGCACGGCCGCCAGTCGGTAAAGAAAACGATTACCGCTTTGACGTACTCCGACCATCCAACACGCGACGGCTTCTGGCATACCATGCACTCAACTTCGGGATCAGTTGGCGCCAAGAACCAATCGCGTTGATATGGTCGCGTATGCCACTTACTGCGGCCATCAGTTGCGCTGGTGATATAGTAATTTTTGTCTGAGTATTCCAGCATCGTGATTGGCGGCTTTGGCTTTACCTTTGCTGCCAACCGTTGCGCCATCCGTCGAATATTGCGGTCAATCATTCCGGTAGTTCTTCAAAAGTATGCGAAGATACTTCCTCAAAAATCTCTGCTATTACTCTTTCGACTGCGGTAAGTTCATCATGCGTAAGGTGTGGGATCTCGGCTTTAATTTGCTTATGGGCTGAAGCTGCTTTTGTGGTTAGCTGGAGTAAAACAGCGTTGTAGGCGATTTCGTGATCGGCTCGGTAGACCAACTCCCTGGCTTTCTCCATCCTCTCCATCCTGGCAATCAGCCGTTTCTCCCGTTCGTGCAGCGCTCGCTCGTCGTTGAAGTTGGGGACCGCCTCGGCGTCGGCGTCGGGCTCGGTGTCTAGGTCGTCGTCGGCGAGGCCTGGGGCGGAGGGGCGCGAGGGTTTGGCGGGTGCCTGGGCTCCTGGCGTGGCAGCCTTGGGCCTAGGCCTCTGGTCTTGGCTGGCATTGGTGCCACGCGGCGCCGGGTCGGTGGCCTGGGCCCACTGCTCATCGGCAACAGCCGGGTTGATCCCCCAGCCCTTACCTTGCCGCTCAACAGCTGGGTGAGACAGCCGGCCATTATTGATCGCCCTGAGCACCGATACATGGGTGGCCCCTCGGAGCCCCATGGCCTTGCGGTGATCGGCGTACTGCTGGAGGTTCAACATGCCCGCGCCACCAGCATCGGATTTGTACCTATGGCCATATTGTAACCAGCTGCGTACAAAATAGGTTACAACCTTGTGGCGCCAAGGGATCTCAGGATTACAGGCTGCCCTTTGTGATGCTTGTACCTTTATTGCGAACCGTTATCAACAGAGAAATCGAGGTCGTGGTATTCC